TATGTAGGTGTTGGTTTATCTTTCCCACACCGCCTACCATGCTCGTTTGCTTCTTGTAAAGCCTGAAAAGCCCATTTGCAGTTAGTGCACACCCAATAAGGTGGGTTGCCTGGTGCATCTTTCTTTTGTTCAATCATGTTATTTCCGTTACTAAATCATTATTGGACTTAATATAGTTTTTGGTTTTCTGAATATACTTTTCAAATTCAGATCGACTAATGCTTGATTGTTGTAAATCAGCATATTGAATTAACTCTCTAATTGCTTGGATTCCCTCGCCTGATAAACCCAAACGCATAGTTGATTGATACCTGGTGGCCGCTTCATGTAGGGCTTGTTGGGCTTTCTCGCATACTGGCAACACCTCTGGACCTATTCCAGCTCTCGCCATGGTCTCGCTTAGGTAATATCTCTACACCTTCACTTAGAAGGGTCAACAAATAGGCGTCAATATGAAGCAAAACATTTTTTTATCTAGCGGCCGCACAATCGGACATCGTCCGTATCACAATGGCGCAACGGAAGCTTTCATTGTCGAAGGTGGAGAAATGACGGATCAAGAGTGGATCGAATACAACAGAACGATCGAAGCACGAAATGATCCCGAAAACATGGAAAAGGCTCTTGCATTATTTCGGGTTAGAGCTTTAGAAATTGGTCGACAAGTTCACCAACAGTTTAAGCGCTGATTTTAAAATTCGAAAGGTGTCAACATGAAAAACGATTTTTTAGACTATCTCACGGCAATCGGAGTTGGTCTCTGTCTCTGTATAGGTCTCTTAGCCTATTTCGATGTCCTGGTTAAATGATAGGTGTCAATATGAACAAAATCACTTGGGTTAAAAAACCACATAATTTTTTTGGAATCAGCGCTCTATATATCAACATTGAGACTGGAGAGAAAATTCAAGAGGCCGAAAATGGCTCTTGTTTTGTTTTCGATACCACAAAACCAGCCAGCAAACCATTAGAATTTTTTGCTCCCAAGATGTTCGACCGTTGGGATTTTTTGCCTGGCTCACAATATGATGAGATTCCTACAATCGGCGAGTATTGCTGCGATGGAGACGGGTTTGTTGTCGTTGAGCTTATGATCGATGGAAGTATTCGATTGCTTGATCAAGGTGAATATATGCTTGATCTTAGCAATGATATAGACCAAGCAATGGCTCAAGCCACACAGTACATTTTTGAGCAATGGCCCGATATATATGAGGCTCGTTTGCTTGTCGAATGTGACTAAAATTCTCTTTTCTTTTTTAAATAGGCGTGAATATGATCAAAATCTCCCAAACCTCAAAATTAAATGCTAGATCTTGGAGCTTGCAAGCCTTGGATACTTGTCCTGGTTCTTGGGCTTCACCTGGTGAGCTTGTCGATGCATGCAAGGGCTGTTATGCCACCACGGGAAACTATAACTATCCAAACGTGAAAGCTCCAAGATTATCTAATCGGGAAGACTGGCAGCGCTTAGATTGGGTGTCCGATATGGTTAACGAGCTTGACCAAGATCGATATTTCCGTTGGTTCGATAGTGGAGACGCCTACACACTAGGGCTGGCTGAGAAAATTTTGGAGGTAATGATTAGAACACCATGGGTCAATCACTGGCTGCCAACAAGGATGCATAAATTCCCCAAGTTTGCCCATGTTTTCGCTCAAATGGAAGCTTTGCCAAACGTCAAGGTTAGATTTTCCAGTGATTCTATCCAAGGTGAATATATCGAGGGCTTGCATGGTTCTGTTATCGGTCCAGATGCTGCCACATTTCAAGCCAGAGAGGGTGTCAAGCTTTGCGAGGCTTATTTGCACGGCGGAAACTGCAACGGCTGCAGAGCTTGTTGGTCAAAAGATGTCCCATTGATTGCATATCCAGCGCATGGCCAAAAAATGGCACGGGTTATAAAGTTAAAACAAATTTAAGGGCTTTATATGATTTATGCCACTCTTGCGCTGATTTTGCGAATACTAACCAAACGCTAACCTTCTAACCCTCTTCGGAGGGTTTTTTATTGCCTAAAATTTAAGCCCATAGTGGCTTTTTTTTGGTCTATGCTACCCTACTATGCATTGATACTAAAAAACGCCTAGAACGGGGTTTTATCGTGTTTTGTAGGCATGTCTTCGCACAATTTCCTGACGGTTTCATTCAGTGCGTCAATTTCCGTCATTTTATTAATGGCCCATGCTCTCTTCTGGCCATGCCAGCCCAGTACTGGGTTACGGTGGCAATCAACGCACAATGCTATGCAAGTGTACTGTAAACCTTGTTTGTAGTGATGCGCTTCACTTGGGCCTGGTGCTTCGCATACTGAGCACGATAAGCTCTTGACCCTTGCAAGGTGTAGCCTTTCCTTTGCGTTCAGTTTGTTGTTCATTGAGTGGCTTTTTGCTCTATACGGGCTGAGTATTGTTCCGTTCTCCAGCACTCAATTCTGGCTTGTGCTGCGGTCATCAACCAACGGTACTTTTCCTCGGTTTCTACGGCTTGCCTTATGCCTTCCAAAATCTGAATGTAGTCCTGGTGAGCGTAGGCGTAGGTTTCTTGTTTTCCAAGTACCTCAGTGCCAGCTTGGGTCATGAGTTGGGCTTTTCTGCTTTTCCTAAATTCTTCCAAGTACATGCGATCAGCTTTGGCTTTGGCATACAGTGGCGCTGTATCGATAATATATTGAATAGCTTTAGTTGGTTCGTTCATATTATTTCCGATAATAATGATCTAAAGGCTTCCAGTTTGGATCTCTCCATCCATCTGAATCAATATCTTCCTCGTATTCACTAAATTCGCTTATTGACTCAATTCCTTCTGGATCAATTAACCTTATATAACTACCTGTTGATGCGTTTTTAATTTGCACTGAATAAGGATCGCAATATTCATCTATTGCAAAATACAATTGGTCTTTATTATCTACACAAGCAAAACCAATCCAACCATTTGGTTTGCCTTCATAAATTACTCTAAAATAATATGCTGGCATTATTAACTCCTGTTATGTTATTTCAGTTACTAAATCATTATTAGACTTAATATAGTTTTTGGTTTTCTGAATATACTTTTCAAATTCAGATCGGCTAATGCTCGATTGCTGTAAATCTGCATATTGAATAAGCTCGCGAATATATTGAATACCCTCTCCAGATAAGCCCATGCTTAACGTCTTTTGATAGCGTTCGGCTGCCTGGTGCAATGCGTCTTGTGCTTTTTGGCATATTGGCATCACTTCCTCTTTTCCGATTCCGTTTCTTGCCATCATCTCGGATAGGTTTAAAACATCGACTAGGGTACGCCAATCGATTATTGTGCCGTTTCCCTTGGTCATAGCTTCTAGGGCTGAGTATTCAAGCATTCTGAGCTTGTCTAGCTTGTCTCTTTGGGTGATTGAAGCACCAGTTAGGGCGTGCTGAATTGGATCAAGCAAAGCCCACACCTTGCGTTTGACTTTCTTCCTCATGGCTGAATGTCTGATTCTTGTTTGTAGTTTAGTTTGTGTTCCTGAAAGCGCATAGCGGCTTCCATGTCTAACTCTTTGAACTGTTCGTCAGAGAACAAGCCAATGACGTTTCGACCTTCAAACCAGATTTCTTTGATGTTCTCGTTATAGGTCGAATCTTCGTCCTGTTCGTACTCATAGACGACTGTGACGATCTCACTACCTTCGCCTGTTGTTGTGTCAAATTCCCATGTATTCATCATTCACTCCTGTTAAAAATTACACTTTATCAATGTTTTATAGGGTTTGGTACTAGGAAAAACCCTTAGTCTCCGCAAAAACAAGCTATTCCTTCTTCATTTTTGTCAAACATATCAGTCTGTGCCAAGGCAAACTTGTGCATTTGGGCATAACTTGGGCGGTCTTTACGGAACTTTGCTCCATCTCCGTAGGTTTTATTGCTACTGTTTGCGTATGCTTCCATCTCCATCCACCAAATAGCTCTCTCTGGTTTTTCTTGGATCAGGGACTGAATCTGGTGAGCTGGCTTTAAAAAGCACAAATCACAGTTTCCATGCATTGTTACCCCATTATTGTTTGGCAACTTAAGGTCGAATGGGTGACTCTTCCAAAATGCTCCAACGTGTTCCTTGGTGATTCCTGCAACAACAAGAGGAGTCCTGCTTCTGTCAATCTTGGCTGCTCTTCTCTGCTCGTCTGCCCGAATGCCAACCCAATCCATATTTTCGTTATGTTTCCAACCCAAAGACTTCAAAAAGTGGTCGATAACACGAATCTTCATGTTGATTGTGCAGATCCTGGCAACTGGATTTGGAAGGTAAGGCTTACCATTTTGGTTAATCGAATCAAAGAAAGGTTCGCCATTGCGACTTGCTGTCTCAAAATTAACGACTTTGAACCGCTCTTTTGGGATTTCATGGGCTTTGTACTCAAGCCAATTTATCTTGACACCCCAATTGGTTTCACAGGCGTGGACAAACTCTAGGGTTTCCTCGCATTCCTTGCCTGTATTGGCAAAACAGACGATTGCTTCCTCTGGTAGGCTCATGTCGTGAGCCTCTAGTATTTTGTAAAGCATAAAAGCAGAAGTTCTGCCTCCTGAAAAGCTGATACATGTCGGTTCTAAAATCTTAAATGGGTTGCTCATTCCAAACACTCCTTAACACACACATCAATCCCAGATTGGGAGCTGTAAACCTTTGAAACATGGATATTCACAATTTGAGAATCATCCTTGTAAACCACTCCATTCATGGCATCTTCTACACTTTTCAGCACATTAGAGGCATCTGGCTTCTTAATTGGCTTCTCTAAGCCCTTATAAATGGCTTCTAGGCGCTTTTTAGTCGATGACTTAGGGATTGGTGCTCTTATGTACAAATACAGCGTTACAGGGGTTTCTAGGATTTCATTGCTTCCCATTGCCTCAATAGCGGCTTCTTTGATTAAAGATTCATAGTTGCGGGTTTTGTCAGGTGTGTAAGTTTGGACAAAGTTTCCACGTTTTGCATACCTTGCTCTTTGTTTTCCAACAGGGTCAGCATCTACTTTAAAGGTAATAATCATTGTCATTCAAGTGTCCCATCTCTCATTTGTGCCATATAAGCCCTTATGCGATCTCTAGCACCAGAGCCATAAATTCTCTCTGCTCTCTCAAGTCTCGCTCGAATCAAATCGGGGTTTTTACTTGTTTCCCAGTTGCGAAAAAGCTCTCTTGCCTCAGCTTGTTCGAGCTGAACTCTATCGCTTGGGCCTTGGATGTTTCGTCTACTGTAAGTCACCAGTAAGCTCCAATGCTTTGTTTATCAGATGTAAAGGGTAAGGAACACCCTCTTTTACCTTGTCTAGCAGTCTCATGGCTTCAAAGTAGTTCATGCAAATAAAAGTTGCTGAGTTTTAACAGTCGTTCCAGAGTCATATCTTTGAGAATCACCTTTTGGGTACGGCATAACTTCGTATTTCAACTTAGATCGCATAACCTTTTTGTCAGTCTTTGATCCATGAAACAAGATGTATCTATGCTTTCTAGACCGCTCAACATAGTAAAAGTCATCGCCATGAAGCTCTTTTATCTCTGCAAGGGTTAGTCCATCACCAATGGTTTTGGCATGTTTATGCTCTTGTCCTTTTATAGTCCAATCAATTCTGTTAGCTGATAAGCCAGTGTAAAGAAAATTAGTAGCCTGATATACATATCCAACATGACCTTTACTTGTGTCTGCAAAAGAAACCACAATCATTGGCTTTGGCAATAACTTGATTGAGTTCGCAACCAAGAATGATGCTTCGTTTTTATGGTTATCCAGTAAACAAACCCTGTTTAGTTCTAAAACCTTGTCTGAGTACTCTTTTCCACAAATTCCCATGCAAAGTGGTGGTGAAGCGGGTATTCCATAGGTTACAACACCGACCAAAATATCCTCTTTGTAAAGACCAAACGAAAACATGATCTGAGGCATCCGCTTGGCATAGTGTTTTTCAAGCAACCAAGGCTCAACTTCAAAGTTGTTAATTGGTAAGACTTTCATGCTTTGTTCCACTTATGCTTCTCAAGCCACTTCTTAGCCTTTTCTTTGGCCTCTTGTGCTGCTTGTTTTTCTGCTTCAGTAGATTGCTTGACGATCTGCAAAACTTCTTTGGTTGGTATTTCAGGACCTTGGTTGCACAAATTGCGGAATTTTATGGCGCTCGGAATAAACTCTCCATCCAGTTTGGCAATAGCAAAGTCCATGCTTGGTCTGTATGTCAGAAATCGACCTAATTGGCTTTTCCATTCTTGTCGAACAAATTCTGGATCTATGCCATCAAAATGCCGATTAAATGGTGTTCCAAAGATTGCCATCATTCTCGCAAAGATGTAATCCAATCCTTGGTCTTGTGTACAGAAATCAGTTTCCAAGTAATTTGACATTGCCACCTCCAATTAATCCTCTTGTTAAACCAGAGATAACTCTTTGGTTCATTTGACCAGTCTTGCTTAAATTCTTCTCTTCAGGTTTTAGCCAATCAGCTTGCAAACCTTGAGATCCTCTGGCACACCAAACAGACAGAAAGTCGCTGAATGACATATTTGCCTTATCCGCTTCCTTTCTTGCACTTGAAACAACAGTCTCAGTTACTGGAGCTTTCTTGGCTTTTCTGAGTTGTTTCCAGTCATCCCATATTTGTTGGTCAACATCTGGTGGACAAGCAACGCCAGTTGCTTTCTCTCTCTTTGCCTCTGTCTCTTTCTCTGTCTCTCCCTCTCTCTCTGGGATAGCATCTTGCAAGCGTTCTGCTAGCACTCCACTAGCAATAATAAAAAAGTCGTTATCAATCAATGGTTTGACACCAGCTTGGTATTCTTTTTCAGTTATGTGCAATCGAAAGACTAGCTCATCTAGTGAGCCATCAAAAACACCATCTTTTGATTCACTTGCAAGCAACCAAAGCATTGGTGCTATCGCTTTGCTAGCAATAGGCAAGCGCATGAAAACTCTGTCGTTTAACAGGTCACGATGTAATTTAATCCACGGAGGGCATCGGTCTTTATAGTGCTGAAAGACTGCCCAATTCTTTGGCTGTAAAAGCATGATTTTTTCCACTTTAAAAGCCACTTAAAAAGAAAGAAACTGCGGCAGGGGAAAAGTGGGAACCCTTTTCAATGCGCTCATGACTTCGCATCTAGCCGTGTTTCAAAACATTGTAAACTTAAAAAAGCCTATTGGATACTTAAATTCTTTGGTTATTTGTAATTGTTTTCGTAAAGTCTGGATTGCTCTTGTAAAGCCTACGAGCTTGAGCGTTCATCACTCGATACTCAGCAGGAGTAAAGATACCTTTGGCATTGCGAATGTCAAAAGGGTTTAGTTTGCAGCGAGTTTCCTCGTCATCCTTCTTTACTTTGTACTCTATCAAACTCTCATCAAGAGTGTATTGAGCAACCCAATGTCTACCAACTTTGACAATCTCAGTGGTTAAATCACCTTTAGACCTCAGTTTCTTAGCTGTTGACAGTACTGTTGCCTGTGGCATACCAGTCAGATTGGCTACTTGATGGGAGGTCAAAGGACCATTCTGTAGAGCTTTGATTATTTGTGCTTGAGTCATTGGTACATTTCCTGAATGTTGATTGGTCGTTGTAAGTGGTTTTCTAGAGTCCTCGCAAGTAAAGCCACTACTGCGGCATTAAAGTCTTCAGGATCGGTTACATAAGCGTTAGCCATTGTGATTGCGTAATCAAGCAATGTCTCAGCGCATTTTTGTTCAATTTGTTCGATGTTCATACTGTGAGCCTAGCATGGAAAAATAGTGTTGTAACTTAGGGTTTCCCCTAATGTTCAAGTAAAAAAACCTGTGGCACATTATCGGTGTTGGGCAACTTTCAGCTTGAAGTCCATCAAGCCAAACAGTTGCAATGCCATCGAAACTTGTGCTCAACACGATAGATTGGATCTAGCGCATAACAGGGACGAATTGCAAAAACGGACAACTTTGATAAACAAATAGGAGTGAATATGAACATACCAGCATTTCCCGCTACTGCATACGATGAAAATGGACACATGGCACAAGGCATGACCTTGCGTGACTACTTTGCGGCTAAGGCTATGCAATCAGTAATAATCATGGACGCAATTATTCATAATGAAGATTGTGATTTTTCAACCATTTATGAAATTGCTGAATCAGCTTATCACCAAGCCGATGCCATGCTTAAAGCAAGGGGCGAGTGATGCCGATTCTTAATGGAAAAAAGGTCGTAGACCTAGAAGTAGATGGAGTAGACAGCAGAGATTATCCAGATTTCTCTGATGCTTATTTCTCAAGTGGCTGTTATGAAGATGGAACACCATTGACAGAAGATGAATTAGATAGACTCACTATTCTGGCCAGTGATGTTCTTTGGGAAATGGCTTTTGAGAGACTTCATTAATGAAAAGCCTATTTCAGACCTACCTAGAAGAATTCTCGGGAATTCAATACTGCCAATACTGTTTAACTGTAAAAACAGACAAGTCATGCTGTTCTGGTGACTATATCGACTTCAAGTACTTTGGACTTGAAACACAAAAACAAATCATTCAACAAGAGTTAGATCAAGGATTTAATCATGGGCGTTCATAAAAAGCTGATGGAAGCAAGAATTAGCTTGCAACATGCACCACTCAAAAAGTCAGGACACAACAAGTTTGCAGGGTATTCTTACTTTGAACTTGGAGACTTTCTGCCAACAATCAATTCAATCTTCTTTAAGATTGGTCTATGCGGTGTTGTATCGTTCGATAAAGAACTTGCAACCCTGACTATCACAGACACAGAAGATGGCTCACAGATCACTCTGACAAGCCCTATGGCAGAAGCCAATCTAAAAGGTTGCCATCCTATCCAGAATCTGGGAGCTGTTGAAACATATACCAGGCGTTATCTCTGGGTGTCAGCAATGGAGATTGTCGAGCATGATGCTCTAGACTCTTCTGCTCCACTAAAGGAAGAGAAACAAGCTCCCGTGATTACACCAACACAGGGTGCAACAGACAACATTCCTCCAGAGGAATTACAGTACTTGCAAGAGTTAGCAGTTGAATTGATTGCTATGTGTGAGCAAGGTGATCCCAAGGCAGCTTGGGTTAAGTTGGAATCAGAGAGCCTAGATAGCGAACAAAAAGTAGCTATTTGGACTTTGCTTCCCAGTAAAGTGCGTACAGCGTTAAAGAAAGCTAAGGAAATTTAATATGGAAACACTAGCAATTGACCATGATTATGTTTTGTCAGCATTTGACTATCAAGATGGAAATCTGATTAGAAAGATTGGAAGAGCAGGAGAGGTTGGTCAAGTTGCTGGTTGCATCCATAAAGGAACTGGCTATATCCATGTGAAGATAAAAGCAAAATCTTTCAAAGCACATCGCCTTATTTTCTTGTATCACTACGGATATTTGCCTGATTTCGTAGACCATATTGATGGTAATAAGACTAATAACAAAATTGAGAATTTGAGAGCTGCAACCAAAGAGGAGAATTGTTGCAATCAAAAAGTTAGATCAACAAATAAATCTGGGTGTAAAGGAGTGAAATGGGTTAAGTTTTACAAGAAATGGCAAGTCGAGGTTTGCAAAAACTACAAACAAATTAGTTTTGGTTTGTATGAAGATTTAGAGTTAGCAAGTCTTGTTGCAATAGAAGCAACTGAGTTAATACATGGCAGATTTTCTGCTTACAAAGGAGTTTTAAATGGAAAATAAATCAAATCAACGTGACAATAGCGGAGTACTTTTCCGCAACGACAAAAAAGAAACAGGAAACCATCCTGATTACAAAGGAAATCTGACAGTAAATGGTCAAGATTACTGGTTATCAGCATGGATTAAAGAAGGTAAGAGCGGTAAATTCATGGGATTGGCACTGTCACCCAAGGAACAACAAGCAAAGCCTTCTGAGCGTTCTAAAGTTACCAACTTTGATGACTCGGACCTGCCTTTCTGATAAACTTTTTTCGGGCGAAAGCGGATGCCTTGCGACAATTCTGTCGGACGAACTTGGACGCAGCGAGTAGCCCATCTTAATAGGAGTCAATAATGGATATTAAAAGTGCTTTCGATAAAATCTTTCAAATGCCTGAGTTCCCAAGGGTAAGAAAGACAGACCCAATAACCTCATTTGAGGCGGCAGAAGCTATTAAACCAGTAGCGCCACAACACTACCAAATCATCTTGGATTGCCTGAAGACTTATGGTCCTCTTGGTAAGGATGGAATCTCAGCCATGACAGATCTAAACGGTAATCAGGTTGCCAGGCGATTAAACGAGATGCAGAAGATTGGTCTTATCCATCTCACAGGTAAAACAGTTAGATCAGATTCTGGTCGTTCAGAAAGAGAGTGGTCAGTATGATCGAATTGCCTCCACATTCAAAGATTAGCTATCCTTCAGTCCCAATTAAAGACTTTAAGTGGGAATCAGGATCGGATGTCCAAGCCATATGGAGAAAGCATGGATGGACTCCACCCTCAGAAAAGATGACTCCACCACCTCCAGAGAAGTCAGAATTTAGGAGGTCAAGATGAGCGTATTTAAACTCATTGGTTGTTTACCAAAAGAGCCTGATTCCAAGTGTCAGAACTGTCAGCGTTTTGGGCTAAAAGATGTCATCCATGTTAGCTGCACAAACAGCAAAGACAAGGCTTGCATCTATATGCCTATTTCCCTACAGGTGAAAACATGACAAAAGATGAAATCATTAAGATTGCTAAACAGGCGGGTTGGAAAGATATGAAAGACTACGATTCAGAAATGAATGAATCATTCTTTATAGGAAAATTTACAGACCTTAAAGCCTTTGCCAATCTAGTAGCACAGCATGAGCGTGAGGCGTGTGCAAAAGTATGTGAGAACGAATGGTCAAACGTGGCCGAACGCATGTACGGGCAGGAATGTGCCGCCGCCATCCGAGCAAGGGGACAAGCATGATGCCCCCAATAGACTTAGGCGCAACACACTCAACCAACAAGTTCAAGTTCTGTTCTATGTGCGACACAACAAAGCCTCCAGAGGGCGGCATTGAGATTGGCGCTAAATGGAACTGTCAAGCCTGTTGGTTAAAGAGAATAACAGGCGTACACCTGAAACAAAACCGAATCAACGGAGGTGCTAAATGACTCATACTGAAGCGTTACGCCTTGCATTGGAGGCGTTGGAAATGTCAGACATCTGCGCTGACGATTGCAAATGCACCAGAAAACGAGCCATCAACGGAATTAAAGCCGCACTAGAAGCGAAGGATGAGCCTGAACATTCAGATGAACTGACCATTGCTTATATGTCTGGTCTTCATCGTGGCAAAGAATTGGCACAGCGCACATGGGTAGGTCTGACTGCCGATGAAATGGAAAGTCTTTTCCAACTTGCAACTTACATGGACGATACAGATTACATCCATATGTTGATGATGGCTGAAGACAAACTTAAGGAGAAGAACACATGAAGTGGTTGTTTCAATTGGCGGAAAAAGTTGCTCACTACGTCATACGCAAGGCGCAAACCAATTCAAATATATCCGCGCGGGAGTTTGATGCGTGGAAGCGCGAGTACAAACAAGATTTTGGCAAGGACTTCAAGGAGAAGAACACATGACTGAAGCATGGGAGGTTTGGCAAGCCACAAGAAAAGAAGTTTATGTTGCAAATAAAGACGCTTGGGGTAGAAGAACACACGTTGAAATTGGTGTGTACGAATGTGAAATTTGCAACGAGACTACAAAGATTATGCAGATTGATTCATCGGATGGTGAATATCACAGTTTTGACTGTTGCAAACCTTGTTTTAACAAATTATGGGAGAACACATGACTGAATGGACAAAAGAGGAAGACGAAGCATTTAACGAGGTTGAAAAACAAAGCAACCTTGGTAAGCAAATACTGCGTGAGATTGGTCAGCCTTACCACTTTGATACTTATGTTTCGCCATCACAAAGAAACATGGTCCTAGAAGAGGTAGCCAAAGAGTTTGACAAGATGAAAGCATTTGGCGCTACTGCTGAGAGTTTTGCTACTTTTGTAAGAAATATGAAAGGTAAAGTATGAGTTACAATTGATTTATCTCTGGGGAGAGATATTCTAGTAAGCCCTTGAAGGCAGTCTGCATCGTACTAGCGGTGTCTCCCCACGGCATTAGCCGAGACTGTCTTTGAGGGCTTTTTGTTTGGGGAAACAAATGAAATACCGCACACCATTGCCATCTCAAGATGTTTTAAAAGAACATTTTTACTATAAAGATGGAAAACTTTTTAGTAAATACTTTAAAAGCAATAGAAAAATTGATGCTGAAGTTGGTATCAAAAATAGGTATGGATATAAATCAGCTAAATTTCAAAAAAATACGTTTTATGTTCATCGATTGATATGGTGTTTATTAAATGGCGATCTAAAAGGAATGGACATAGATCACATAAATGGCATTCGTGATGACAATAGAATTGAAAATTTACGACTTGTAACAAGAACTCAAAACAATAGAAATTTACAAACTGCTAAAGTCAATAGCAAAACACAATTGCTTGGCGCATCTTATAAAAAATCAATGAAAAAATATGTAGCTCAAATAACTACCAATTACAAAGTCATGGTTATTGGTTACTACGATACAGCTTTAGAAGCACATGAGGCTTATATATCAAAGAAACGAGAGCTACATGATAGTTGCACGATTTAAGCAGTAAGCACTAACAAGGCATGGTTGTAATGCTTCTCACGATCTGCTAAACCAATAAAGCCGCCGTTGATCTTCTTGGTCATCATCTTGATGTCTTTATTGTCAGCAAGAACATTCAGTTTGTGAGTATTCCAAAAGAATCCAGCACTTAGAGCAGCATACATTGGAGTTGCAACAAGTTCTGGGTTCATCACAAAGTCTTCTCCCAATGCTTTGCCCGCATGGAAATAGTTGGCATGTCCTGTCAACTGAATACAGCCACGACCTCTAAATCTATATCCATCACCAGAGGCTTCATCTCTGTTGCCCATTCTGTTGGCATAAACCATGTTGGCAATCTTCTTTGGGTTCTTCTCATACTGCCTGGCGAACTCTAATGATGGAAAGCGTTTAGGCCATAAACGCATCAATGTTTCTGCACGATAGTTCAGGTTTTCTTCAAGCACCTTAAAGTTTCCACACTCATGTCCACATTGAGCAATAAAAGCCGCTTTTCTAAGTGGATTCATGATGTCAAAACGCTCAAAAGTAGCATTTAAAGCATCTACCCATTGTTCACCAATGT